AACCTCTGCATTAGATAATTGAGTGTTGGTATCTGTAGTTTGATCAACCCAAGCAAGCACACCATTACCATCAGTTTTTAAAACTTGATTATTATTACCATCATTTACTGGTAAAGTAAGTGTATACGTTGCACCAGCACTGTGAGCTGGAGATTGTATTTTTACACCGTGATTGTTGTTTGAGCAGTTAAGTTGTATTGCACCTGTTGTACCACTAGTACTACCATCACCCATGATTTCAACACAACCAGTTCCGTTAGGATTTAGTTTAACATTACCGTTAGTTGTGCTTGTATTTATCTGGTTTGCTTGAACATCAAGGTTGCCACCTAGTTGTGGAGTAGTATCTTCTACTACGTTACCGATAGCACCACTGCCACCGCCACCACCTGCATTGACAGCCCATTTAACACCTGTGGCTTCATTACTATCAGCAGTTAATATATATCCATTTTGACCAACAGCAAGGGCTGTAGGGTCACCAGAACCATCACCTACAAGTATTTCACCTTTGGTATCAAGATCGCTGTTCATAACAGCACCAGCAGCATCTACATTAGTTGCATCAGTTACATCAGCACTAGCTTCTATTGCATTTAATTTGCTATGATCAGCGTCAGTAAATACGTTACTGTCAGAAGCCGATTCGACTAATGCTCTTATCTCACTAGCAGTTTGATCTGTTGTAGCACCTGCTTCAATAGCGTTTAGTTTGCTGTGGTCTGCGTCTGTAAATACATTAGAATCTGAAGCTGACTCTACAAGTGTTCTTATCTCAGCAGCAGTTTGGTCAGCAGTTGCATTTGCTTCTATAGCGTTTAACTTACTATGGTCAGCGTCAGTAAACACATTACTGTCACTAGCACTTTCTACTAATGTTCTAATTTCTGATGCTGTTTGATCAGCTGTTGCTGCTGTTTCTATACCGTCAAGTTTTGTTTTATCTGCTGCTGACATAAAGCCATCAACAGTTGTTGTAGCATTAACTACGTTTTGCTCTTCTTGTACTGCAAACAGTACTTGCTCGTGATTAGCATTAAGGTCAGCTGCCTTGATTGATGACCCTGCTGTATATGTAGCTTTAGCAGAATCTACATTAGTATCACGAAATATACGTATTTTTGCAGGGCTAGCTGGTATGTTGCCTGATGTAAAAACTACATTACCGCCACCAGTAGTAGTGTAGCTAGTAATATTATAATGAGTAGTTACTGTTTTTAAAACATTATCTACTTCTACTTTTATATCAGACTGTTGTATAGAAGGGAAAGAAAACGCTTTCGTCGCATTTCCATCCCCAGTATAATCTACGAATGTTGTTGCCATTTATTTGTATATGTTGAGGATGTTAGCTGTTGTATTACGTTTCTGTAGCTTTGCCACATCTTTACGTCTTTGCTCTTCTATTAGCTTAACTATATCAGAGTCGTTCTTAATAGATGCCCATGCAACTCTACGTGCTCTTTGGAATAATCTATCTATAGCTCTATTATGCCAATAATCTCTAGCATTAAAATCAGCACGTTGTCCAGTCCTAATATCATAGTACATCTGTTTCATAGATGCAATAGCTTTTGGATTCTTTGCTAATTTATCTAGCTCTCGTTCTAAGTTTTGTAAACCTATAGCTCGTTGAAACTTAGATCTAATTTCTGGTTGGTCAGTCAAGTTTGTGCTATCAGGTGCGTAGTATGTAGACAGACGTAGATCATAACCACTATCAAACAAAAAGTTACGGCCTTCTGATTGGTCTAAGTTAAGACTTATAGGACTAACAGCATTATATGCACGAGTCATAAAGTCCCAATCTCTAAGTGGTTTACCATTTAGCATGTCATACTTAAGTGGTAAAGGTTTAGCTAATGGATTTACATTTGCTAGAGCCTCTGTTATTTGGTTACGGTTACGTACGGATTGTCTAATACCAGATCCAATCTCACGCATGTATGGGTTAAATAATCTACCTAGTTCATTACGTAAACCAGATAATGGTACAGTATTGTTAAGTAAGTTTGCTGCAATACGTGGCCCTTGTCCGGGTCTACCACCAAATAAATCTACAAAAGACTGTATACCAGCTAGATATGACTTACTTGTTACAGCTTGTGCTACAACCAATGATATTTTACCTAATTCGTTTTCTGTCCACTCTTCGCCCATAAGTTCGCTTGCATCACCTACGTCAGCGATTGTAGACATAATTAAGTTAAATGGTTCAAACTGATCATAACCAACACGTACAGCACCTAACTTAATAGTTCTTGGCTCCCACCTACCGTCTAACCACATCTGTCTTTTCTGTCTATCAACTGGGCCATTACCATTTAGATCACCACGCATCCAAGCTTGTGTAGCCATAAATACTACAGCAGAGCCTATTGCTAGTCTACCTTGTTGTAAAGCTCTTGCGTTAGCTAGCTCTTCGACGGTAAATATACCATACTTAGATACACTGCTTAGATCAGCTGGGTTTGCAAATGCAATGTCGTTAAACTCTTTGACTAAGAAGTTAAAACCGGGTGTGTACTTACCTGTAAGTGCAAGACCATTGACACCAGTTCTAGCAAACAAAAAGAAAGGTTTGGCTAGTGGTGTAGCTGTAAATACATCATTTAGACCCTTTGCAAAGCCTGTAAGTTCTTGTGTAAGTGTAACTTCTTTACGTGCAAAGTTAGTAGCTTCATCTGTAAGATTACCAGCAGAGTCAAAGACTTGTGAATAAAAGTCATCTTCGTATGCTCTCATCAACTCTTTAGTTACCTTGGGTGTTTTGTAACCACCTTCTTGTAGCTCCATAACTCTACGCATAGCCTTTTCACGCATCTTAGCACGACCTAATACATACGCAAAAGCATCGTCAGTTGCAGCCATAATCTTTGTAGAGTATGTCAACAAGTTGCTATTGTTCATAGACCTAGCCATGTTAGCAAGTCTAAATGCAGCCTGCTCTCCGGGTGTAGCTCTACCACTATCTTCTGCCCATCTACGTAGTATCTCCCAGTTATCATCACCTCTTGTATAATCAGAAAATCGTGTCTTGATAGTTCTTAGATCACCTTTCCAGTAAGAATTTAGTTTTGTTCTAAATATTTTAAACGAGTCTGGTATAGCTTCTACCATACCGTTAACAGCTGCAAGACTTGCTCGTAGTCCACGAGTGTCTCCAGTAAATGGTGCTTTTACAGCATAACCTAACGCAGTTGCCATAGGTCTTAGTAGTGTTGCAGTTGATGTACCCATGATAGCTCGCATTGGAGTTTTAGGGCCAGATAGAATACTATTAGTCATCACACCTTCTAGTTCTCTAATAATAGCACCAGTACGATCTACACCATTAGGTTTTAACTTACCACCTTTTAACAAAGTACGCATAAGATTATCAAAGTCGTCAAGTGAGTTGACATCATCCATCATTGAAAACGCTTCAAACAATGCGCTCAATAAGTCATCATCTGCATCATCTTTTGCAAGATTTAGTACAGACGTTATAGCTTGTTTTGCATCTTCTACTTCTTGTTTTACTACAGTTTCTAGTGCTTCTTTTCTAGCTTTACCAGCACCCAAAGCTCTAAATGAGTCAGACTTAATAAATCTTGCTTTTTTTGTTTGGTACAATGCGGTTAGCATAGTATCTACAATCTGTTTAGCTGGGCCATCTATGTCATTTAGATCAACTAAATCTGCTATTTCTCTACCAGCAATACCAGTATCACGTAGCTGTTTCATTAGTGTACCTAGTACAAGATCAGCAACAACTACGTTTCTAGATGTCCAGTTTTCAAAACCATCAATAACATCATTAGTTTCAAACAGCTCTTTTAGATATTCTTCTGGTGACATATCTACAGGATTTCTACCCTGTGTAATACGTTGATGTGCTTCAATAGCTTCTCTGTATGTAGCAGCTAAAGCTTTTCTACTACCTTTTGCTTTTTCTAATTCTTTTGCAAACTTCTCACTGCTAAATAAACCACGTAAAATACGTTCAACTGTTTCATCATCTGTATCACCCTCTCGTGCTATACGCTCACGTTCTACTGGTGTTGTTACACTACCTGTAGATCCTTCTTCTGAGCCCCAGTCTTTACGAATCTTGGATAACTGTTCTCTAGCTACCTGTGGTTCTACTTCTGATATATGTGCAGATTGATGTGGTTCTGCTAGTGGTAAGTTTTTGTCTGCTCTAAACTCAGCATCACCCTGTCTTAGTTGTGCAATACCAGCTTCTATGTGCTGTTTTTTAAGACTTGTATTTCGTTTTACAATCTGATCTACAGACTCTTTGCTGCCCTTTTTTAAGGCATATGCAAGTCCATCAAATATAAGACCTATGCCCATACCTTCTACGATGTTTTTAACTTTCATCATAACAGGATGGTCTGTGTCTTTTGTAGACAAAGGTGTATCTACCCAACCATATCGGTCACGTAATGCACCTAATGCGTTTTGTTCATCTGATTCTTTTGATATAAGGTCAGATACAGCTCCAATAGCTGCACCTCTAACAAGGCTGCTACTAGCAAGTGCTGCTAATCCAGCTGGTACTGTTATAAGTCCAGTAGCGGCTGCACCTTTTGCTGCTAGTATTGTACCAGCTGCAAGAGATCCAAAATGTACCAGTCCACGTAACTGTTTACCCCACCATGTATGTGTTTCGATGGGGTTATCGTATGCACCAAAAGGTGTCCAGTCTGGCCTATACTCACCTGTTTCTTCTCGTTGCCTCTGCATTTCACCAGATAATGCGTCTGCTGTACGCTCTGGAAATGTAGCAAGTGACGAGGCTGTATCTTGTAGTCCACCAGATAAAATGGACTGACCTTCTTTGATGAGAGCCTTAGCTCCCCATGTTTCAGCGTTGCGAGGGTCAAACTTTACATCGGCAGCTTGCTGCTCGATTTGCTGTGAAGCTTCTTGTTCGACTCGCTCGTCTTCTCTACGCTGGATAAAGGCTTCTGTAGCTTCTTGAGCAGTTTGCTGCATTGCTTCCAGATCGTCTTTATCAAAATTTAGTGTATACTCTTCAGCCATTAACGTCTACCACGTCTAGTTTGTTTTTTAGGTTCGACAACTCTTTTAGTTTTCTTAGGTGAAAAGACTATATCAATAAGATCTTGGGACATTGTAGCCCAGTTGCCAAATAAATCTGCTTCTTTTAGTGCAGGGAAGAACTCTTCTACCGCTTTTTTCTCAACATCAGTCAAGTCATTTAGTCGCCAAAATGTTTTACCATCTATAGCAACACCACGAATAGCGTTCTTTTGTTCTAGTTGTTTTTCATATAATACTGCTAGCATCTGAGTCTGTGTATCTTCGTTAAACTGAGCGTTTCTATCTATTTTACCTGATGACATAATTAACTTTATTTCAGCTGGCGTAAATCCATATCGACCCCAGTTTGTTGCACCTCGTCTGGATAACATTTCAACGCTAGCCATGTTAAGATTATCACCACTATTTCTACTTCTTTTTGCACCACCATTTCTACGAAATTCATAGTAACCATCTTCCTGATAGGCACCTTCAGAAATTGTTCCATCTTCATTTATTATTTTTTTTCTTACTCTAGATGCGTCAAGAACTACAGCAGCTGACTTGCCATCTCTTTTATAAAATAGTCTGATGCCTTTATGTATTGTAGGGTTACGTTGTAAGTCTGCAAGCTGAAACTCATCAAGATCAGGATAAGGATTATCTTTTACAATTCTCATCTTCTTAGGATCATAACCACCAGTTGCAATTAATCTACGCTTCATCAATAATCTAGGATCTAGTCCTGTTTTCTTTGCTAAGTCTTTCCAGAACTGTGGTACACCACCTCTTCTTCTAAGATACCAGAGTCTAGCTTCTTTAAGTTGATCTAGCTCATGTATAGATAAATAACCCTCTGCATCTAGTATAGACTCGTCTTGTATAATTTTTGTAGCTATCTGTGCCATGTCAACTTGTGATGTTATATATGGCTGTGCAACTTCTTTGTAGTCACGATCAATAAGTTTTTTTGTATACTTTGCAATCAAACCATCATTACCATTTGGGCCACCTAATATTTGTGCATCAGTTGCATTTACGTTATCACGTCTTTCTAAATAAAACTCTTCTTCTAAAGCTCCAAATGCTTTGTCAAGTTCAAAACCCTCTAATGTAGTTAGGTCGTAACCTGATTCTGTGCCTTTTGCTCCAAGTGCTAAGTTTGTTGTAAAGGCATTTTTCATATCCTTTTTTACTCTATCTAAAAAGTTACCTTTACCAATACGGCTTGAGTAACGAGAATCACTAAATCTACTACCTGTTTGAGTTTTTGAGTAACCACCTTTTATGTATTCTGGAAATGGCTCAAATCTAAGTGTAGGATCATTAGCCCAAGTTGTTTCTAAATCAGCATATCGTTCTGGTGGTATATCCTCAAAACTGCCAAACTCATTTAGTAATGGTTGTACTTGAGTTTCATAAAATCTATCACTAGCTTTCTTTGCTTTTACATCAGGATCTATTTGTACAGAATCAATAGCTCTATCAATGTCTGTAATTATTGTATCAATAAACTCATCGTTATTACCAATTTGTAATTCATTAAAAGCTACCTGTTTGCCTTGTTGCTTACTTGTAAATCTAAGAACATCTTTAAAGTTTTGACCATCAGTAGGTAACATATCACCGTTTCTAATTTGTGTAGCAACACTTGTACCTAAAAACTGTAGAGCCCGTTTGCGACCATCTGTACCTGTAAAATTTTTACGTAACATAATACGGTCAATTAATCCACGTGGCCCATCAATATTAGGTTGAAACTCAACTTGATTTGGGCCAGCTGGTATGTAACTCTGTATAGTATCTTTTATGTCAAACTGTAAGTTTGTATCAGCTCTTTGACTTGCAAGCCTATCTCGTCTACCTTCCCATGCTTGTAGGGTATTCTCTTTACGAGCAACCATTTGCGGGTATAGCTCGTTACGAAACATCTTTCTAAATTTAGCACTGTCTGTATTTATATTAGCTTTCTCGGCTGCTACAAATAATGATAGTACTGCAATTTCTTCAGCCCCTGCATAGTAGTCCTTTGCTTCTGCTAATGTTTGAATCTCATCCCAACCAACTTTATGTAGCATTTCTTTAAGGCCACCATAGAAACCACCGTTATCAACGACAGCTTCTTTGAATTGTTTGATTGTAAGTGTTTCACCATCAGGCTCATTGAGAACAGTTAGAAAGTCTTTCTGTTCTCCAGATAATTTATCATTAGCTACGTCATTATAAAACTGAGCGTCTTCAAACTTAAAACCATCTTCTTGTAGACGCTCTAAAGACTTGTCAGCTTGATTCATACGTAGATCAGCTTGCCTAATGTTTTCTCTTACTGACTCAGTTCTTCTTCTAATATCTCTGAACTCAGCAACTCTACCTGTAAGTTCAGCTATACCAGCTAATCTACTATCACGACTCTTTTGTTGGAGATCGGCTATTTCAATCATCTGGTTAAAAAAGTTTTTTGTATCTACTATATTTTCATCTATTCTATCATTAACTACATCTGTAAGGTCAGCTTCTGTTCTTTCATAACTGTCTAGCTCAGGTAGCTGATCTCGAGGCGTACCTATAATTCTGGAAAATGAATCGGTCATACTAACTCCATGTTAACATCAATTTTGCTATAGTCTACAGTTAAGTGTCCGTCACGTATACCTACAGCCATAGGATTGGTTTTGACAACATCTTGAGCCATAGCTCCACGCCATCTATTTTTAAATCCTTTATAATTAAATTCATATATCTTGTAACCTTGTGATGATACACCAACTTCTTTTATGTTTTCTTTTAAGTTTATGTCTGAAGCTATAGTATAACCTATTGAGCTAGTCGGAAGTGCCATAGGTATACCTGTTCCTTTAAATCCTCCTAAAGGTGGTAGTGATGGTGGTTTACCAGCAAACGCACCCGGGAAAGCAGTTGTAAAGCTTGAAGCAATACCTAAAGCTGTACTTGCAATATTTAAAGCACCAGTAAGTCTATCAGATGGAGGTAACATAACAGGAGCACCATAGCTTGCTGGTAATCCTAGTTTCTCTCTTCCAGCAGCATTAGCAGCTAGATAGGTACGTCGAGCACCTTCTTGTGCATACGCCATATTTCTACCATACATGTTATCTACAATACTATCTACTTCAGCTCTTTTTTGTAATAGTTGTTGGTATTTTAAGACTCCAAATCGTCTTGAACGTCCACCTTCATCTACACTTTGTTTTGCAAAGTATCTACGAGCGACTTCTTGTACGGCTAATCTACCTTGACCAGCTGCATATATTGCCTTTACTTCGGCATTAGCTAGGTCACGAGAGTAACCAATTATGTTTCTATTCTGGGTTCTATCAAGCTGTGTTTCTTTGTTAAAAAACTTCAGTTTTTCTTGAGCATAAATAGCGTCTTTTTGACGAGCTTGTTCTCTTGCTTGGGCTCGTATCCCAGCATTAGCGTCTATGCACACGGCAAAATTCAATAAATGTTACATTGTTTGGCCCATGGTTTAACTTACGTAAAAACTTAAAGCCTAGAAACTTGAGCAATCTAAGATGTGCTTTGTTTCTGCTATCAACTATATTCCAGAGGAGGGGCTCAGTACGGCTATCGACATACCGCTTGGCCTCTCTTGCGAATGTAATTGGGTATCGGTGTATATCAGGAGTGCAAAGCATCCATATGTCACCATCTTTTCCTACTCCGGCCATGCCAGCAGTCTTGCCGTCAGGCACTGTAAAATACACGTAGGATGGGTTCTGAGACATCAGAAATGGAAGGGTGGTAGGATCTATCCCATGGCCTTCTTCGACCTCTCTGAGGTCATCTGGACGGAGATTAGAGGCCACTTCTGTAGCAGCCTCCAATGTAAGTGGGTGTATATAATTAGACACGTTTGTAAAACTTGGGTGAGTAATCACCTTCCCATGATAACGCACGTAACGTAGCAGGGGCAGGGTGAGATGATCGTAGTATTACATCTACGTTTGTATTCTTTTCGTATACAGGTACGGTTTGTATATGTTCTTCTAGATAAGGTGCTCTTGACGCATTGTAGATATCCATGATTGGTGATTCATACACCTCTGTATAATCATTTTTACCTACACGTTTAAGTGTGGTTTCGTATAGACCTATCTTACCAAAATGAACTTTAAGTCTATGTAAAACTAATGATGAATTTACATCAGCTATAGTGCCTTGTCCTGATTGTTTAGTAGCATAGAACTTTGGAAACTTTACCTCGTAAGGATATAAGTACCCTACTGTAAGTGTGTCACCTTGCCAGTTACCGGGCACAGTAAAGCTCGTACCTGATACTGTAGCTTTACCATATCTACCTTGGTCATTAGTAGGGGCTGGTGTACCGCCTTCATCAATCACAACTAACTCGTGGTTAGGTGAAGTAACGGTATTTAGCCAACCCACACCACTGAAGGTTGTGGTATTTGTAGCTGAGTCAAAGTTACCACCGCTAACAGTAGTATGATTATCCACATGAAGTAAGAAGTCGACATTGTTTATACTCGTTGAAGGATCATTTTCAGTCTGCACTAGCTTAATACTTTGTAGATAGTAGTCAGTATCTAAGAAGAAATATTCATCATTAATAATAAAATGATATATCAATGGGTTGTTAAACTTCCATTTAAACCATGCAGCCTGCTGTCTTTTTTCAGATACTTGAAAATATTTATAACCAAAGACTGTATCTGAGTCAGTTTTACCTAATAATACTATAGAGTTTTCTCTAGAGTTTGTAAGTAAATCTATATCTTTTGGTAATAGTGTAGGTACAACTTTACTAACCTCTACAACACTAGGCTCACCTTCTCTTGATACGTTTGCCATTTCATTAAAACGACTAAACTTACCGGAGTTATCTACATAAGCAACTGTTGTACCTAGAGATATTGGTGATATTGTTTCGTTATAATTAAATGTAGATATACTGCGTAGCTTAGCTGTATCTGGGTTTAGAACTGTGTCATCAGATGATAACAAAAACTGCTGGTTTGTACTAAATACAAGTAAACCTGTGTTGATTTCTATACCATCAAATAGTTCTGAAGGGAACATAGATGCGGCAGATATATCAATAGGATCAGCAGCTGATACAGTTAAAGCAGTTTCATTGAAGAAGTCAGGAGTTCCTAACGTACCGGGTCTAGATGTGATAACATTTTCACCTGACAGCAGTGCTAATCTGTTACGGAAAAATAATACTTTGTTTATGCGTGCTCCTACAAAAGAGGGCATAGGGTTTGTTATATCATCACCTACTGATCTGTCAGCATATGTAAACTGTTTTACAGTAAATGTAGTTGCAGCTGTACGTTGTATAACCAGTGGCATGTTAGTAAGTGTTTTAGCTATACCAGCTTTTGCACACTCAGACCAAGAGCCAACACCGTCCCTATCGTTCTCACCATCAAAACGTAGATAGTAGTCATCTTCATCAGACATTCTAGAGTTAGCAATCTTTACAATATAACCATTCTTACACTGGTTGGGTAAGTTTTGTACATCATTAACAGAAGTCTGAAAGCATCGCATCAAGTCTTCTTCAACAACCTCTACACTAAACGGGTTAGTGCTAGATAGATATATGCCTGTACCAATATGTTTACCAGTTATACCTGATGGTAGATCATCTATAATACCACCAATAATAGTATCAGAAGTAACAGCTGTATCAGCATCAAAAGGGGTAGGTGCTGGTCGTATGAGGCCGTCGCCATTAGAGGATATAGTAGCATTGACTTGTGTACTTTCTATTTCAGTTACGGTTATATCTACAAATGCCTGTGAGTCAGAGCTATCAGCATTTGAAGCAGCCTCTGGTATAACTCGAACTACATCGCCGACAGCCCAACCTTCACCACCATGTAGTAGTACAGCTTCAATATTATAGCTGCATCTATAGTTTTGTCCGCCGGGGCCAGTGCTAGCTGCACTATAATTAGGGCTCACACCCTGTTGACCTAGAGCTGTGATTCTAAATGTTAAGTTATCTTTACCTGATGTAAGTGTAGTGCCACCACTATTCTTTACATGAGTTATATTTTCTGATGCACCGTAGCTGCTTTTAGCTGTAACAGCGAAAACTTCTGTACCTATACCGGGGCAGTGACCAGATCCATCACCTTCATCGTAGCTGTTACCTGTAATCTTTATCTTAGTAGCACGTGTTAATGTAGTAACAGTTGTACCGTTATTTATATTGACACCATACTGTCTACCATTCTCTGTACGTAAGAGTTCTATGAACCCGAAGTGAGTATCTGGTGTAGCATCTGTAGTTCCCGTTGTCCCAACGAGAGTGTTAGCATTAGTAGTATCACGGTTGGTAACAAAAGTCGTATCATTGATTGTTAAGAACTGTAAGTTTTCTGGTGTACTTGTAGTTAGGTAGTTTTGTATAGCTGTCTGACCACCTGTGCCATAGGCTGTAGTCATTAGCTGCCCATCACTACAACGCCAGACTCTGACTTGACCATCAGCAGCTACCTGTCCAATATAAGATCCTTCTGTCTCATCACGAAAGTAATGAAACCACGAACCACCACTCTGTACACTCGATAGTGCATCAGTGCCTATGCGTTTAGCACCCGGCCTTTTAAATAGACCTCTGGTTATATCTGGTATAGCGTTTGTAGATTCAACTACCTGACCCGGAAATTTAAGATGGTCAGGCTGTTCTGACATACCTAGAGAGTATCGAGGGATAGTTTGTGTAATTGATGCCATTATCTTCTAAGGTTTCTCCAAGGTTGATAAGTTTGATATGCACTATCATCTTCAAATCCAAACATACTATGATCGCCCTGATTGCACTCATACTCCATAAGAGCAGCTCTTGCAAATGCTTCTTGTTGAGCTAATAGTTTTACCAACTGTGGGTTAGCAACTAACTTTGTAGCAGCAACTCTAGATGCTCTGTATGTTATGTATCTTCTAAAGACAATAGGTAAGTCTTCAAAGTTGTATAGTCTAACAACATCAAGATCTAAGTCAGCTGTGAATACATCTGTATGATCTTGCTTGTCATATATAAATCCATTACGACGTACAAGATTATGTGTACGACGAGCTTGGTTATCATGTAAATCCATAGACAATATGTCATTACCAATAGCTATCTTGCCATTAGCATCTATTGCAAACTTTACATGTTTCTCTGTGTTAAAATGCCACCCCTCTGCCTGCGTGTCTACGTTGGCATCACGGAGTAGGTTAAAGATCATTGCTACTTCTGGATTATCAAAGTTAAGAGTAGTCAATGGTGATTGTCCGATAGCTCCCAGTATAGAGTTCACTGCGGATAGTTCGGTATCGAGGTCAATAGTTGTGGTTGCCATAAGAAAAAAAGGAGGCCGAAGCCTCCGTATAGAATATAAATTAGAAGCCTGATGGCTTTGTAGCTGTTCCAGCAAATAGCTCAACAGCAGCAGCAGGGTTAAGTGCGTCTGCTCCCAT